AGGAACAGGTGTTCCAGCCCTAGATGTTTGTTGTGTTCCACTAAAACTAAAGGATAATCTTGGATCTTGCTCTGAACTAAATTCTGGTAATTTTGGTACTGGAAACAACATACCACTTACACCAGAAAGGACCAATGCAGCACCAATACCAAAAGCAGCTTTGGCTCCTGTACCAGCAGCAGCAAAACCAAAAAAGCCTTTTCCTCCTATTGTTAAAGGATTTGTAAATAAACCACCAACACCAAAACTCATTGCAATTAAAGCACCACCTAATAAAATTTTACCTAAATTACCTCCAGCACCAGATATTACAGGAACAAACTTTATATCTGATTGACCAACAGGATAATGTAATTCATCAATACCAACATCATTTTTATCACATAACACTTGATAATACTTATTTGACATATAACTTTCTAATTGCGGAAAGTTATTTATTAAAAAACTTACAGCCTGTGCTGTTGTATTTACGGCAACTTCAAATTCTTTATGGCCTGTTACTTTTACAAGATCGCCATACAGTTTAACCTTACGGAGCATAACGTAGCCTCATACCAGTACATTTCAATAACCATTCATTGTATGGTTCCTTACAGCTTATTCTATCTGCTAAATGATGTAAAACATCGCCATCTAAAAAAATCGCCACATGATTTAAACCTGTAGCCATAATTGACATAAATAACAGATCACCATTTTGTAATTTTTCTTCTGGTCTTAATTGTCTAAAACCAGTTCGCCATGCACATCTTTCAAACATTGGGTCTGCAATAAATTCTTCAGGTGTTGTTGGTCTATCCCAATCACGCAAAACTATACCTTTTGTTTCTTTATACCAATCCCTTACCAAAGCCCAACAATCAGTAATACCCCAAACCCAATGCCTACCAATTAAAGGTGGCTTATAACCACTTGGCTCATAGTAACCCCATTGCTCTGTTTTGGGATTTACTATATGCCAAGGCAGTTCAGAATTTTCACAACTTATTTTATCTGCTTGACTTGCAGTAGGTGGTGTTACAGGGTGGCTATGTACAACAGCTAAAATATTTCCAGATTCTTCAGCTTTGACATAATCATCTGGGTCAATAATAAAACATTGTTGTGAATAGGTTGATAAATTTCCACAAGGAAAATATTTTTCTTTTCCTTTTATCTCCACCAATAAACCACAAGACTCTTTTGGGTCTTGCTCTTTTGCATGAACCAAGGCATCTTGCTTCCAACTCATATTTTTATTCGACCAATACTAGGAAATTCTGCTCTTGTACATTGTCTTTTTGGCGCACGAACACCAGCAAGATCAATAGGTGCGGCAAGCTCAAAACTCACAACCTCTCTTGTTTCTTGCGACTTTCTATCAATCGTATATATCTCTTGTGGAAACTCTGCATTAGGGTCTGGCGTACCATATGGATTTACACCACCAGCAAAGTTAACAGCATCAATAAATTTTGCAAGTGTTCTTATTCTTGTTACGGTTGCGCCAGTTAAATCATTACCAGTTGTTGTTTCATTAACAGTTAGCAGTATTGATGTAATAGTTCCAAGCACATTACTTACAGTAAGAGTTGGTCTTGGTAGTTGGCCTTTCTGATATGCAAAGCCTTCTACTTGTACTGGGAATCTTTGGTATGTATTACCAGCCCAAACAATCTCGCCATTAGAATTTAAACTTGAACCAGCATGAAATCTATATGTTGTGGCAGACCCATGCAAAGCAGCAGTAGTTGTAAGTGTAAATAATTCAATAATAGAGGAAGGATTTATTGATTGAATATCACTAATAACACTACTGCTCAT